CACTCAGCACGCTGATCCTCTTGCCGGATGCCTTCGTGCGCTTCTCAATGGACTCCATCCTGCGAGGCACGACGAAGGATCGGTACGACACTTACCGCGTCGGCCTGCAAGAAGGCTGGCTGAATGTAAACGACATTCGCAAGTTCGAGGACTTCAGCCCGATCGAGTCTGGCGATTCGTACCGAATGCCACTCAACGAGGCAGATGCCGAGACTGCGATGCTTTCCACGAAAGTGGATATCGTCGCGAAACTCGTGCAAGCAGGCTTCTCACCAGAGGGCGCTGCCCGACTCGTGGGCATTAGCGTCGGACATACCGGCGCCGCGCCCGTCACCGTACAGCCAACAGGAGGTCAGGGATGACATTTCGCGCAGTAGAACTCACAGCGGGAACCGCCGCACTTGCTATCGCAACGGCAACGGCAAAGAATACGCACGAGATCGTGTTTGATAACTCGTACAATCACGATCTCTATATCGGCGGATCTGCAGTCACCGTCGGCAATGGCTTCGCGATTCCAAAAGGCGGAGTTGCGACGCTGAAGATCGCTAATGGCGATATCCTCTACGCCATCTCCGCACAGGCAACCGCACCATTTCACCTGTTTGACTTTCAGGTTGATCCGTAATGTCCATTGAGATCTTTGACATTGACGGCACGCTGACGACGAGTGGCGATACGCCACGCGAGGATCTGATCGCCTATCTCCGCAAAGACCGCGAGGAAGGCAATCGGATCATCATCGTATCTGGCCGTCCAATCGCACGCCTCGCCGAGACGGAGCGGTGGCTGCGTGAGAACGATGTGCCGTACTCGGAGATTCATCTCCAGGACTTCAACGATGAGTCCACGCCAAATGTCGTTGAGGCGTTCAAGGCGTTCAAGTATTCCAAACTGCTTGAGCAGTACGGCGACGAGATTGAGTATCTCGTGGACAACGATGCAGACGCTCGTGAGGCTGCTCGTGGGATGGGCATTGAGGCCTATACCGTCGCTGAGTACCTTGCCAAAGAAGCCGAGGAGTACGGCGAAGGCGAGGACGAGGAGGAGATTGAGGAGGAGCGCGCTCCGATCAACCCTGACGGCTATGAAGTCACAGGCGCGATGCAAGAGGAAGCGCAGCGCGGGCTGGATTGGCGCCGCGAATATAACCGAGGGGGCACACAGGTCGGCGTATCACGCGCTCGCGATATCGTGAACGGACGCCGCCTGCCATTTGATACCGTTCAGCGAATGGCGAGTTATTTCGCTCGTCACGAGGTGGACAAGCAAGGACAAGGATTCAGCGCCGGCGAAGATGGCTATCCATCCGCAGGGCGAATCGCGTGGGCGCTCTGGGGCGGCGACGCGGGCAAGCGATGGGCTGACAACATCGTCGCAAACACAGAGCGTAAGAAGGAGCCGACAATGGCGATTGAGTACCGACAGTTCCAGACGGAGATCCGCGCGGAAGGCGATGGCCACACCTTTGAGGGCTATGCCGCCATCTTCAACTCCGAGGCAGAGGGCCTGAACACGCGCGAAATCATCAAGCCAGGCGCGTTCTCTAAGAGCGTCGCAGCGGCAGAGCGTGGCGAGTGGGAGGTCAAGGCGCTGCAGGATCACGATCCTAAACTGTTCCTCGGCTCGACTAAGACCGGCACGCTGGATCTTGAGGAAGATGAGCGCGGCCTGAAGGTTCGCGTCTCTCTCAATCCTGAGGTCACCTTCGCATCAGACCTCGCAGCGATGCTTCGCCGCGACGGTGCAGCGATGGGAATGTCGTTTGGCTTCTCGGTACCAAACAAAGGTGACGCCTACGACGACAACGGGATTCGCGAACTACGAAACATCCGGCTGCACGAGGTGAGCCTACTCACTGGCAATCAGCCTGCATATCCAGCCACGATCGGCTTGGGCGCTGTCCGTTCGCTCTCTGAGCGCACGGAGATCGAGCCTGCTCGCCTGATGCGTGCATTTGATTCACTCCTCGCGGGAGCGCCCGATGCGGATTCAGCCGCAACGCTCGATCTCGCACTCCGCAAGATCAGCCCTGATCTGCGGCCTGAACCTGAGACTGCAACGGAGCCGGAGGCAGCCGATGAGCGGCTCGTACCTCTCTCTGTTCGCGAGCGCCAGTTGGCACTTGCCAAACTGGAAGCGCCGATTCGCTAGGGCGTAGCGCGAGGGCCGCAAGGCACCACCGCTGGACGCACCACCGAAGAAGCAATCAACCAATCAACCAGATAGCGTAAGGAGTCAGACAAAATGTCCGACATTACCAAGACGCTTCACGAGCAGTACCGCAACGACTGGGAAGAGGCTAAGTCCCTTCTCGCTCGCGCGGCTGATGAGAAGCGCGAACTTTCAGCGGAGGAGGAGCAGCGCTGGGATGCGTTGAACGCCTCAATGTCCGCACGCAAGTCAAAGATGGATCAGGTTGCCGCTGCTGAGGAGCGCTCCGAGAAGATCGGCGCCCTTGCAGAGCGAGCACTCAAGGTCGAGAACGCAGTCAAGGCTGACAACGATGCAGATGTGCTCCGTGCAATCGCCTCAGGCGAGAAGCGCCGCGCACAGTTTGAGATTCGTGCTCTTGCTTCGGCTTCAGCGACCGTGCCGGTCTCATTCGCCGACTTTGTTGTCGTCGCGTTGACGGAAGGCAACCCTGTATACGACGGAGCAACGAAACTCCGCACCACCACGGGCGAGCAGATCACTGTTCCGCGCGTGACGGCCAACCAGTCTGCAGCGTTCGTGAGCGAAGGCTCAACGATCACTCCAGCCGATCCGACGATCTCGTCAATCACCCTCTATGCGAACAAGATCGCCAGCCTGACGCTTCTGTCGGCTGAACTTGTGCGCGACGCGGGCTTTGACATTCTCGGAACCGTTGGACGACAGGCAGGCGCTCAGATCGCCTTCGTCGCAGGTTCAGCAATGACCCTCGGCACGGGCACGGTTCAGCCACAGGGATTCGTCTCTGGCGCGACCGGCTTGAGCACCGCAACAAAGGCGGGCACCGTCACGGCGACCTTCTTTGATGCGCTTGACCTCGCAACCGTTCTTTATAGCCTCACCCCTTCGTATCGCAACACCAACACTGTTTGGCACGCGAGCACGACGGCAGTGAGCAAACTCCGCAAGTTGCAGGATCTCAATGGGCAGTTTGTGTTCCAGCCGTCTATGGCCGCTGGTCAGCCTGACACCCTGATGGGATACCGACTCAAGGAGAATGTGCATATGGCTGCGGTCGCTTCGGCGTCCAAGTCAGTTGCCATCATCCACGAGCCTTCGTACTATGTACGAGAACTCCCGATCGAGGTCGCATCCTCGACGGACTATCTGTTCAACACCAACCAGGTTGCGATTCGCACCCTGTACGCTGTTGACGGAAACATTCCTGATCTGAACGCAGTGAAGGTGCTCGTTTCGGCGACATCGTAATCTAGCGATCTAGGTTAGAACCGCTCCCCGTCGGGCTTCGGCTCGGCGGGGAGCAAAAAGAAGGAGGCAAGACCGTGAGAATCGGATTTACAACGAATGCGCCGTGGTCGCCAACCGGCTATGGCGTTCAGGCGACAGAACTCGCTCCTAAACTCGTCGCAGACGGGCACAAGGTCGCGCTGATGGCCAACTATGGTCTCGCGGGCACGACGCTCGACTGGAACGGCATCCCCGTGATGGGGCAGGGGATGGATGCCTACTCTAACGACCTGACTCCAGCGCAGATCAAGTTCTGGCTATCGCAACAGCCAGAGGAGCCTGGGATTGGGCTATCGCTCTACGATGTCTGGGTTTACAAGTCCCCTCAGTGGGACGAGATTCCAATGGCGTCGTGGACGCCGATTGACCATAGCGTCGTGCCAGATGAGGTGAAGGCGTGGTTTGCCCGCCGAGGCGCAGGCAAGTGGGCGATCGCGATGAGTAAGTTTGGCGAGCACGAACTGCTACAAGCAGGCGTTGAGCGCGATCGCGTATTCTACGCCCCGCACTCGTTCAACCCGCAGATCTACAAGCCGACAGACTCGCCGATGCGTAAGGATCTCAATGTGCCGGACGACGCGCACTTGACGATCATCAACTCCGCGAACAAGGGCGTCACTCCCATTCGGAAGTGCTGGCCTGAGATGCTGCTCGCGTGGAGCAACTTCGCAAAGTCGCATCCTGACGCCTATCTCCTGATCTGGACAGAGATGTTTGGACTCGCGAACGGCGTGAATATTGAGCGCGTGCTGAAGGCGGTAGATGCGCCTGTAGATCGCGTGCGCTTCGTGCCGCAGTTTGAGTACCGGCAGGGCCTCTCTGCCGAGGTCGTAGCGCGAGCCTACTCTGCATCCGATGTGCTGCTTATGACCTCACGCGGCGAAGGGTTCGGCGTTCCAGCCATTGAAGCGCAAGCGTGCGGCATCCCGATCATCGTCACGAACTGGACGGCGCAGCCTGAACTGGTAGGCGCTGGATGGAAGGTGAACGGTCAGCCAGAGTACGACCCGCTGCAGGGCGGCTGGTGGATGGTGCCGAATATCAAGGAGATCGAGGATGCTCTCGTGCAGTCCTACGAACTCAAGCAGGATACGGAGAAGCGAGATTCTGCGCGCGCCGCAGCGATTGACTTCGCTGCCGGATATACGACAGAGCGCGTATACGCGGATCACTGGCGCCCGATCCTGAAGCAGATTGAGAGCGAGTTGCCAAAGGCGGGCGGACTCAACCGCGAACAGCGGCGAGCCGCGAAGCGCAAATGAGCGTCTCCGTCATCACGGCGACACTGCCTGATCGCGAGAAGTTTCTAGAGCGTGCAGTGACCTCCGTGCGGCGCCAGACGCTACGGCCAGACGCACACCTGATCGGTGTTGACTATGCCCGACGCGGTGGGGCGGCGATGAAAACTGATCTCGGCTTCGCGGTTGAGAGCAAGTGGATCGCGATCCTAGACGACGATGACTACTTCTATCCCGATCACCTCGCCTCGCTCGTTGAGGCTGCAGAGACGAGTCACTGCGATGTCGCCTACTCGTGGTGCGATGTTAGCGGTGAGAATCCGTGGCTTGGCTACAACCAGCCGTTCAATGCGGAACTGCTCAAGACGACCTCCATCGTCAGCCACAATGCGATCGTGCGGGCAGGTCTGTTCGTAGAACTTGGCGGCTTCAAGCCGGTCAAGGGCTACGACTGGCTGTTCTGGGTGGCCGCGCATCAGGTAGGCGCCCGCTTCACCTGCATCGAGCGTCCGACTTGGCACTACGACCTCTCTGAGTCACACGCGCACGAAAGCCGACCGTGATCATCATCCTCGCCGCTGGAAAGTCCACACGACTCGGCGGCGCCAACAAACTGCTCGTCGAGGCTGCGGGGCAACCCGTGCACGAGTGGCATCGCCGAGCGGCGGCTGGGCAGCCCACCTATGCGGTGGTGCGCTCGGCAGACGCACAGGCGGTTCTGAGCGCCGCGACCTGGCTGACTGGGGTGATCCCCCACGATGAGGCAGACGGCCCGTCTGGGGCGCTCCTGAGTGCCTCTACGAGCCTCGTGGATGGGCCGCTCACGGTGCTCTTTGCCGATACCCTGCTACCGCAGGTGCCCAAGCAGGAAGGCGACTGGGTAGGCGTGGCAC